AACTTTTATTTTTAATTCATTTGGGTTTGTAAATATTAAAGTAACTCCTCCCGAGATACTTTGAGCAGAGCTTAGTACTAAATCTGCACCATCAATACTTGAAACAGTTGGAGTACCGCTGATTCCACTACCAGAAACTGTAGCATCTGGAGTAATATCAGTATTTAGTGTTGTCAAGGTAACAGAAGTAGAACTGCTGCTAGAGCTGTTTGTTACGCTTGTAGTTGTAGATGTAGAGTTTGAATCTGGAATTACAAAATCGAAAGCTGTAACTGCTCCTTGTGTGTCAAAAAATGCAATAATATCGTCTGCTTCTTCTTTTTCTCTATTTGTAAAACTAGAAGAATATGTTTGATTTATATTATTAATTCCATCCACAACCCGTTGCTCATATCCATCTCCAAAACGTTGAATACGGAGTCGAGGTGTTGAGTTTTTTGTCAAAGTTTTATCAGGAATTATCTTTCTTGTTGTTACTCCTGCAACTATAAAACCAAGTGCCATTATGCTACTCCATAAGGACTTAACATACCGCCTGCCCTTTGCTGTTGTTGTAATTCCAATTGAACAGCCTTTGCAACTGCATTTCCCAAAGCAGAAGCATCTGGCCCGCTACTTGTTGCACGAGAAGAAGCTGTTCCATCTGAATTCATTGAAACGTTTACAGTTACATTATTCTGTGAGCCAGTACTTCCTGAAAGCTCAACAGGAATATGACGATTGTCCGGAAGTGGAACTACTGCCTCATTTCCGTGAAGAACAGCATTATACCCAGAGTGCGGACCACGTGCTACTCCACCACGATTGTAGTTTCTTAAAGGAGAAGTATAACCTCCTCCTGCCATTGAGTATATTCCTCCTTTCTTTGCACTAGCAGTTATACCGCCGTCTGCTGCTGGTCCAAATCCAAACGCTGAAAATAATGAAGAGGATACAATTTTTGCAACAATCATTTCTGCAACAATTTTTGCTAAAGTTCCAAGTATAGCTCTTCCCATATCTGCAAAAGCATCTTTTGCACTCTTAGCTCCAGTAATTATTCCATCAAATGCGTCCGTCATACTTCCTTTTATAGAATCTCTTATTCTTTCTTGTGTAGATATTGTAGTTTCTAGATCATTAATTTCTCCTGCTTGTTGTCTAAGTGTTTGTAATTGTACAACACTAAGCTCGTTTTGTGTCTCCATATGCTGTGCTTTTAATCTTTGAAAAATTTCTTCTTCTCGACTCAGTGAAATTCCTTCGCTTTTAATTTTTAATTGTTCAATCTCTCCAAGTGTTAGATCATTTTGCAAATCAAATCTGCTTTTATTTATCGTAATCTCACCGGTTAAGGCTTCTTTTGTGTTAGTATTGGCACGTAATGCTGCTGCTTCTGAACTTAGTTGAATTTCTAAGCCTGCTTGTCTAGCTGCGTTTAGTTGCTGTTCTGTGTTTAACGTTTGAAAAGTTGCCTCGCTACTGCCCGTAATGGTCTTTGCATTTTCATCAAGCATGGTATTGTACGCATCAGTAAACTTCCTGCCTAAAATTTTTCCATCCTCTTCTGCTATTCTTAACTGTGTTTGCCTATTTTCTTGCTGTTGGTCTAAAAGAGCTATTCTGTTTTCTCTTGTTCCTTGAAAAGCCTGTAAGTTTGTTTCGGCTCGCTGTCCACCAGCAAGTCGTTGCTCTAGTGCGATTTTTTGAATTTGTGTGCTCAATATTTTTTGTTCAATAAGCAATAGTGCTTTTGTTCTTGCTAATTTTAAATTATCTATTTTTGCTTGCTCTTTAGCTATCTCCAGTTGCTCTTCTGCAACATCAAATGCTTTATTGGCAGATTCTTCAGTACCTTCAATTGCATTCTTTTTTGCAAACTCAGCAGCTAAAACAGCCTCCTCTGCTTTTAAAACTTTTGCTTTTATAGCAGTTTCTTGCATTCCCAAGTTATTAATTTTTCCTTGCACTGTTACACCAAGAGTCTGTGCTTTTGTTGCTTTTAATGCTTCTATATTCTGTGCCTCTCTAAGCTTTAATATTTTGTTTTCAAACGTGACTGCATCACGTAATATTTTATCTCTTTTAATACCCTGCCCTAAATCATCGCTTGCTGCTCGTCTACTTTCGGCACTCGCTTTTTTGGCTGCTTCCAGCTCTTTATCAGATCTAAATTCTGCTTGTTTAGAGAAATCTACTAATTCGTCTTTGCCTTGTTGCCTTCTTTGTACATTTTTGGAGTGAAGCCTTTGTTTTCTCATTCTGTCTTTTTTAGCGTCATCAGCCTCATCATAAAAACGTCTTCCCAAACTTCCTGGAGCATAAAGAGTGTCTAAAAGACCTTCCTGTTTCGTCTGTAAATTTTCTGCGACTGCAATTTCTCCTTGTAAAGACTTTTCTGTTTGTTTAGCTGCTCGACTTCTCTCAAATAAACCTTGCGTAGCTTTGCCTTGTGCTTGAATAAAAGCAGTTAACGGAGTGTTTTTTACCATTGAAGTTGATAAGTTTGAAAATGCCGTATCTGCTTCTTTTATAAGATTTGGTAGATTAGCAATTGCTTGTCCTGCATTTATAAACTCATTTGCCAGCCTTTTTAAAGATTTAGCGGTATCATCAGAGACAGATGTTCCTTCTCTTAAATTTTTATTTAAAATAGCAAAAGCAGGGTCAACACGACCTAGTTCTAAAACAACATCTCTTAAAGCTGTTCGCTGTTCGTCATATCCATCAGTGTCTTTTGATACAGTACTAAACTCATTTAACTCTTGAATAACTTTTGATACATCTGCTCCTTGAAGAGTTTGTCCAATGTTTGTCTGTCGCTCAGAACCTACAAGTAGAGTTTCTCTTGCTAATCTATTTCTTTTCATTTCCTCTGTAAGAGTACTATATCGAGATGATTGTTCTTCAATTATTGCATTGTCTTTCTTTTGCTGTTCAGATAAAGGTACCATTGCTCGATACAATCCGATTGCCGCTTGAACAACAAGCGTTAGTGCTCCAACTACGGCTAAGAAACTCATAAATGTATTTATTACTACTCCTGCAACAGCTGCAGTACTAGTCATGAAAGACAGTGTTCCTGCCCAGGCCGCTCGTAAGCCTAAAAATCCTCCTGTTATAGCTGCTCTACTTGCTGCAAATACCTGTCGAGTTTTTTGATTATGAGTTTTTGTAAGTGCCATTTGCTCATTATAAGAGCCTCTCAATGAAGCTACTTGTTCTGCATTTTTTCCTTTTAAGTAGCCTGTTGTTGCATCTGCACCGTCTTTTGTTTGCTTTTCTGCACCTACAAGAATTTTATTTGCGGCTGCTTGTGCTCGTTTACTCGTATCTTCTCCTGTTAAGAAATTTAGTCCAGTGCTTTGTTGTCCTCCAAGAATTTTTTTAGAAGCATCTGCTGCTGCTTGTGATTGTTGTTTTTGATCATTCAAAAACGTTTTCATTGCTTTTCTTTGTTTTTTAATACCTTCTACATAGCTGCTTGCTTGGTCTCTTTGAGTTTTTGCTAAGTCGGCTGTTTGTGCCGACCATATTTTTAGATTTGGTATAAGAGCTTTGACAATTGGTATAGCTGCAAGTGTCAAAGCTGCAGCTAATGCCTCAGTATTTTTTGATAAAAAAGATAGAATAGGAGTGAGAGTGTCTATAACTCCTACTTTAAAAGCATTTACTAGCTCATCAAAAGATTTTGCAAACTGAGCTAATACAGCAGCATTTGGATCCATTAATCTTGCAATATCTGCAAACTTACGATTACTTTGATCTAAAACTTCATTTGTAACTGCTTGTGTTCGTTCGAATGCATTTAAGTCTTTTTCAGCTTTGCCTAGTTCTCGTGCATAAGCCTTGATAGCAGGCTCTAGTCTTAAAATAATACCTAATTCATCTAAGAGTTCCGGTTCTGCTTTTGTTACACCCCGAATAAGACGATTAAATGAATCTGTTAAATCTCGCCCGAGAGCAAAGGAAACATTTTTAGCAGCAGCACCTAAGTCTGTTAGCTGACTGCTTGTTAAACCTGCAGCAGAACCAATTGCTGCTGCTTTTGCAGCATCAGCATATTTTAATTGAGCATCAGTTGCTTTTACAATTTCGTTAGAGATAGTTTTGAAAGTTGTACCAGTTACTGAGCCTAAAGCCTCTTGTCCTGCAATTAAGTTTCTAAAATCACTTGCAGTTTGTAAAAATTGAAAAGCAGCAGACACAGCAAAGACCTGAGCAGCAAGAGTTGCATAAGCACCTACAAGTCCACCCATGCCTTGTTGCATTTTTGAAAAGTTTTTTGTAGTATTTGAAGACATCTGACCGGTGCCTCTCATATTCCGGCCTAATTCTCCTGTCGATTTACTCGCTTCATCACTTTTTTGTTTTACTTTTTCAGCACCATCAGCAGTTTTACCTAGATTGTCTCCAAGTTTTTTCGAGTTTTGAGAGACTTTCTTGGTGGTGCCTTTATCATCGACTTCGAGTTCTATCTCAATTTTTGTCTTTTTAGCCATTAGCCTCTTACATTATGGGTATAGTTCTTACCCCCTTGCTTTGCTCTGCGTTCTTCCGCTTTGCGTCGCTGCTCTTGATCTTGCATTCTTTGCTCCATAAGTATACCCTCATAGAGTTTCATAAAATATAATGTTTCTCGTTTATCGTCTATATCATACAATTCAAATAGTTGCGGACATTGTGTCCAGTCTTTTCCGAGATATGTTCCTGACATTCCGTCCCATCGATCTGACAATAGTTGAAACATAAAAAATGCCACTTGAACTTCGTCGGGAAAAACCGACATTTCAAGTGGCATACGATCAGGATCTGGCATTTGCCCCATTTGTTCGCACATTCGTAAATATTTTTCAATATCTATATTTTGACTTTGCTCTTGAACGAACTGAACAAGTAAGGCTCTAACAGCCGCTACTTGTTTCCAGTAAAATTTTCTAAGTCACCTACTGTTTCTGTGACCCAGGTATCAAAGTCATTTGCGTTTTTCATTAATAATTCAGCATTTGCTGAAGTATAGGGCAAACAGTCGTCGGGCTTGAGGTCGCTGATATCTACCAAAAGAAGCTCTTCTAGGTACTTATACTTAAGACCAGACCAGCCTTTTATTACTGCTTTACAATATTCTACAATAAACTTTTCGTCATCCATCTCTTCAATCGGCTGCCTGCTTTTCTTGTCCCATCTTGTAGATAAACAACGCTTTCGAAGTTTTACTAGTTCTTCTCTTGCGAGATAGCAGAGTTTGACTTTCATTCCTGCTCTTCCAGGATAGTCAATCTCTACGGTTTTGCTTGAAGTCATTAGACTTGCCAGTGATACGGGTGCTTTCTTTTCTTCTGCCATGAATATAGTCCTTATTTGAAAGTTAAATTATACGAAACTTCAGACGAAATGTCAAGAATTATTTTTTTCGAAGTATATGAAAAAAGGGCCGAAGCCCTTTTTTCGTGGGTTTAAGTTAATTATGCATAAGAATCAACTGGCCTATACACGAGAGAAGTAATTTCATCTGCTGCACCAAAATCTGTTGGCAGTGCAACAAAATTTGTTTCAAGTGATATTACATCTTCGATTGAGTGTGTTGGTACTTCGATATGAGCTGTTGGAAATGATACTGTCAAGCAAGGATCAGTAGTATTGTCTGCAGCTGCAGATCCACCAATGTCCATTGTAACCTTGAACTTATTTACAACTTTACTCATTGCACTTGTACTAACAAGATCATTAAAGAACTGTCGTGATGTACCTTGTGCTCCGATATCGCTATCTTCAAGAGTCAAGTAACAAGTCGCATTACCTGTTGCCTGTCGTGTACCGGTTACATGCTCAAGTGGCTTGTTAATTGCACCAAGTTCTTCTGGTACCAAGTATGTAATATTGTTTCCGACAGTAAAGCTACCGCCTGTAAGAGTAAGAGAGTACTTACCATTGGAGGCTGTACCAGTATTTGCATCATAAGTACCTGTACCAATTCCTACAAGACCACTTGCATTTCCTAAGTCCTTTGCATTTGCTTCAGTATCAAACAAAGCAAACTCAGTTGTTGCATTTGTAGTTCCGGCATATGTTGACGTCTCATCACCTACACGTACAAAGTGATGTGTACCATTTAAGTGGGTATTTCCTGTGCATCCACTAATATTTACTCGATCACCAGTTTTAAATCCGTGAGCAGCACTTGTAGTAATTACTTCATTTGTTACATCAATTGCGCTAATAGTTGCACTATTACCAGGGAATGTGCCTGCTACTTTATCTGCTTGATCTGCTGCTTCAATTTTAACCGAAGTAAGTCGATTACGAATAAAGTTTTTTGTACTTGTAACTGCTTCGTCAATTGCTTGCACTGAAACAGCGTTTGTACCACTAGCGTCGCTTACAATATGAACAGATCGACTATCACCAGTCTCGATAAGAATATCACCCTCATCTAAAGGAACACCAGTTCCATGAGCATTAGCAACAGCAGGAGCTGTGTTTGAAGTAACAGTAGATGTTACTAAAACACGATCGGTTTTATCTTGAATCTCTTTTGCAAAACCACTCCAGTTAATTGTAGCAATTCCATCTACATCAAAGTCAACAGTTGCTTCATTTACAACTGCTTCGGGCAATCGATATAAAAGAGGATTTGTAGTGTTTGTATCAATTAAGAAGTAAAGAGTAAAGCCCGTTAATGCTGATCTATTGGATTCTTGAATCGTAATTGTTGAAATTTGTGCTGCTGGAGTAATAACAGCCCCGCTTACAGCATTAGTAGCACGAGTCCAAGTATAGGCTGTATCACTAAAAGTATCTGCTCCGAACATAGCAGCCCACAGTGCTTCTTCTACTGCATGTACCTCCGCTGATTGATCCGATTTAGATTTATCAGTATTTCCGCCACCTGCAGATATAAATGGACGAATATATGTGCTAAAAGACCACTCTGCAGGAGCAAGAGAGTCTGTAAACATTCGCCGACCACGTCTACTAACACCTACACTACTTTCCATCTCATTCAGAGTTATCTCTGAAGTATTTGTTGTTTGTGAGAAGCTAAAACCATCAAGAATTGGTATCTCCCATAATCTTCCTTCTCCTAATTTGGCGGCAGCTTCGGTGTTATCAGCTGGGTTTCGAAACTGAAGAAACATCCTCGTGTCGCGGCTAAAGTATAATTGTTCTGCCATAGATTATCTCCCTATGAACTTGAAAAGGCTGGGTCGTGAACGTTTGTTCGTGCCAGCATTTTCCTAGTAACGAACCTCTATAAGTATTTCACCTACGCCTAGAGGATCTAACACACCTTCGTCAGTATCGATACTAACTATTGTGATTTGTTGAGTTTTCTGCTCCAACCCATTTCTATCGTTGTAAAGTAGTTGACTATTTTCTTCAAGAACCGTTTCGACATCTTCTAGTAGTTCATCTAATGCTTCTACTGAGTCTTCTTGGTTTACATAACAACGTACTGTTACATTTAAAAATCTATCTTTGTAACCACCTGTTTGGTATTCTCTAGTTTCTGAGCCTGCATTTAAGTGTATTGCAGGAAATTCTTCTACTTCATCCCAGAACTTGAGTCTTGGACTTGTTTCAGCAACAGACTGTTTGTATAATCCTCTGCCATCAATCTTTCCTAATACTTCTGCAAGTGCTTTTGTTATTCCTGATCTACGAGACGTATACAACCTTTCGTTTGCCATTATAGTCTCCTAGTGTAAAATCTTCCCATTGCCAAAGTAGCTGCCACTTCTCTTATTGATCCTTCTATCAGTCTACGAGGGTCTCTGTCTGGTGTTGACCATGGTGGAGATCCTCTTCCCATTTCAAATACTTGATAGGGTCTAGTTGCATATTGATATCCTAAACTTGGAAATCCTTGTCGAGTTTGAGTAAC